AGAGTTTACTATGTTAAAAATATCGCTCCCAACCGTAAAGGAATATTTGTAACTCTCACTGGTAGTGAAAATATTTATAAGAGACTTAGTGATCTAATTACAGTAAATAGTAAAAAAGTAGTAAAAGAAAATATGTGTAAATGTGGATGTAATACCTGTGATACACCTAAAGCTCCGTTATTAAACGAGAGCCTAGTCAAGCGTCAGGCCCTATCTGAAGGCCTAAATTATCACGTTTCAAAAGCGATTCCTTTAACAGAAAATGTTTACAGAGCTGGCTCTGATAATTACTTTAAATTATGGAGAGAAGCTCGTGACTTATATGTTCGTGACCTCCTAGAGGTACAAGGTGATGATTTAGACATTATCTTAGAAACAGACCTAGGCTATACAGGTCTCTATGAAGGTAAAGAAGTACAACTAGACTTTATCTTTGAAGAAGAAATTAAAGAAGCAGAATATCAAGGTAAAGATGTAGAATTAGGAAAACCAAAACGTGGTGGTTCTAAAAAATTCTATGTTTATGTAAAAGACCCTAAAACCAAGAAAGTTAAAAAAGTATCATTTGGTGCTAAAGACGGTGGTCAAAACTTACGTGTTAAATTAAATGATCCTAAAGCACGTAGAGCATTTGCTGACAGACAAAACTGTTCACAAAAGAATGATAAGACAAAACCAGGATACTGGTCTTGCCGTCTACCACGCTATGCTAAATTGTTAGGACTTAAATCTAACTTCTCAGGATTTTGGTGATATGATTAAATTATTAGACATACTACAAGAAGCAAAAGAATCATTTGAGGATTTTGCTACCACACGAGGTAAAGGCGCTGCTAAAATAGCAGAAAATGCTAAAGAAAAAGGTGGTTTATCAATGCTAACCTATAATCACTTCAAAGTAAAAGCTCCATACTATAAAAAAGCAGCTGAAGGTAAATTCGATAAAGAAGCTACTATAAAAGAGTTTGAAGATACCTATAAAAAAATCTCACTAAAAATGACCCAAACAGAATTCCAACGTGAAGTTGGTCGTTTAGAGGTATTAGGTGAATTACTTATCAGAGAGAAATAATGGCTACATTAATAAACATACTAAGTGAAGTAGAGGTAAATAAGTGCCCCCTACCTACTCAAAACATTGAACTGAACCTTAAAAACAGACAAAAGGCAATCAATGAATACGGGTACGGCCCTTTAAATCCAAACGAACCAAACAACAAATTCTGGCAAGCTAAAGCAGATATGTGGAAGCTTGATTCTGTAGAAGAAGCTAAAACATCACTTTGTGGTAACTGTGCCGCATTCGATATTACAACTAAAACATTAGATTGTATTGCTAAAGGAATAGGTGATGATGAGGGTACAGAAGATCCATTTGATGTAATTGAAGCTGGTAAGTTAGGATATTGCAGATTCTTAAAGTTCAAATGCGCCGCAGCACGAACTTGTGATGCTTGGGTTGTAGGTGGTCCTATCACAGATGAAAAATAATCTACATAAAAAACAACTGCTAACCACTATAGATGGAATTAAAGTATATTTAATTGATTCCTCTATTTTAAGTAAACAATACCCAGTATGGAATGATTATTTAGGTAGTCACCATTATGGTAAAAAAAGTTCTCACATACCAGAAGATGAAATATTCATCTCAGACAAAACTCCCTCAAGTGATCTTAAAAGAGTGATAATGCATGAGTATGTAGAGAGAGCTATAATGAAAGTTTTAGAACTCCAATATGGTATGTCTCCTGAGCAAGCTTGGGATATAGCTCATTATTTTGTTAAAGATGATTTAGGTTTATGACCCCCTATAAAGATCTAGAAGTCACAGATCAATACATTATAAGAGAGTTCGATGAGAATATAGATCCTATCGAACTCCTTTGGCATCGTGATGATGAAGACCGTACAATAGAAATTTTAGGAGAAACCGATTGGCAAGTACAATTAGATAACAATTTGCCGACTTCCCTAAATCAACGTATATTTATACCACGACATATGTGGCACCGAACCATTAAAGGGACAGGTCCACTTAGAATTAAAATATATAAGAACCAATGGCAATAGGTGCAGGTATTTCAGGACAATGGTTTATAGTAGCAACCCCAACCGGTTCTAATGCTACAACCTTCCATAATGTTATAACAGGTAGTGGATGGTCTAGTTCATTTACAACTTTTAATCCTGGTACTCCAACACCTGCATTTTGGGGTACTTTACTTGCTTACCCAACCAATTCAGCATTTTTACCTACAGCGTTTGTAAGAAATATCCCTTCAAACTACCCAGCAGGATTCTATGATTATACTAATCCTAATACAGGTGGTACAGTACAAACCGAGCCTCAAAATATTCAACTTGTAGCTTATCCATTCCAAAATACAGGTTCATTTAGAGGTGATTTAGTAACAACAAGTTCAGTTGCTGGGGTAGTTGGTAATGGTGATATTTCACTAACTGATGCTGCTCTTGGTTCTCTCCCAATATCATATGCTAGTATTACTTCAATGTCTTTTGCTAATAAAGACATAGCAGGAGTTACTCAAACGACAACATTTGCTGATATAAAAATTGGTGACCAAATTCTATTAAGAAACTTAACTGAAAATGAAATAGCAACATACCAAGTTTTAAGTACTAGAGATACATCCCCGGGTATTGGTGTTAATGCATTTTCAGTATCCCAAATATCAGGTCCAGGTGGTAATCCAATTAGCGGATCAGATATCTTTATTGATTTTATAAGAACAGGCTCACAACAGAAAATGTTTATAGTAGCAGGTGCTGCTAACCCAAATGGAAGCCAAAGATTCGCAGACCAATTCTCAACTGGTTCAGTAGGCGCCTCAGGTGATTTTAGATCTGGTATTATTAAATTCTATGCTACTGAAAGTAATGTTGAAGCAGATTGGGATTATTTAGTTAAACAATTAGTTGGACTTGATGGAGCTACATCTATTCCTACTACTTTAGCTTCTAATTATAACTTATTTATGTTTACGGGTTCAGCTGGAGTCTCTTCAAGTTATTACCTTATAACTGGTGATACTGCTTAATATATAAACTACATTTAGACGGATTCATAGCCCGTCGCTTATCAAAAATTTTGACAGCTGTGGCGTCACCAAGTTTGGAGACGCCACATCTTTTTATTATATTAATGTGTAACAAGAGAAAAAAATATGAAGGAAAAACAAATCGTAATCGTAGGTGCGGGTGTGGCAGGAGTAAATGCTGCTACTAAACTTGTAGACCAAGGTTATCCTGGTGAACTAATCACAATCATTGATATGGGTAAAGATCCATACAATCGCAAACCAGAAGAAGTAATGACTGGTTTCTTAGGTGCAGGTGGTTGGTCTGATGGTAAATTAACATACCATACAGCAATTGGAGGTCAATTATCTAAGTATTGTGGTGAGGAAAAAGCAATGCAGTTGATGGATCAAGTCATCACCAATTTTAAGCGTTTCCACCCCAAACCAGAGGAAGTACAATGTTCAAATCCAGAAGCAGAACCAGAATTTATTAAACCATATTTTGGTTTACGTTTGTTTCCTGTGTGGCACGTAGGTACAGATTATCTATCTGAAATTGCTAAAAACTGGTACGATTATTTGGTATCAAAAGGTGTTCGATTTGAATGGGAAACTAAAGTATACGATATCGATTTTGGCAACAATTACCTTAGCGCTAAAAATGTTCGTTCTCGAGAAGTAAGAGTATCTTATGATGAACTTATCTTTGGAGTAGGTAAATCAGGTATTGACTTTGCTCAAGAGCTAGCTAACCAATATCAACTCCCAGACGAACCAAAATCAGTACAAATTGGTGTTCGATTTGAAGCCCCACAAAAACACTTCCAGAAACTAATTGATGTTTCATACGACTTTAAGTTGTATAGAAAATTTGAAGATAAGGGTGTTTCGCTTCGCTCATTCTGTACAAACAACAATGCCGCTTACGTTGCTGTAGAGGAAACATATGGTGATCATAGCTACAATGGTCACGCTAAAAAAGACATGCGTTACCGAAATGACATGACCAATTTTGGCATCTTGATGGAAATCAATGGCATTGAAGACCCATTTGCTTGGTCACGTGATGTTGTAAACAAGCTCCAATTTAGCGGTACTGGTTTGTACTATTCACCTACTCGAATCCCATCTTCAACATCTGAAGGTAACAATGTATCAGCTTTCCAAATTGATAATTTGAGCGGAGTAGAGAATGTAATGGGTGAGTATTGGACTTACATTATGGATTTTGTCGAGGATATGAAAAAAGTATTCCCAACCCTACAAGATGATTGGGGTATGTACATTCCAGAGGTAAAGTATTTGTCACCTGAGCCACTTGTAAACTACCGTAACTTGTCTCTTACCAAATTCCCAAATGTACACTTTGTAGGTGATGCTTTAAGTGCTCGTGGTATTACAGTATCAGGTGCACAAGCTATTTATGTAGCTGAAGATGTTCTCAACTACTATCACCATCCAGATCTATATCCTGACTTTCATGAACATCCATTTCGTCCTTAATATTTATAACGAAAAAGATGGCCAATATTGTCTTACTCAGCTGTACTAAGTCTAAAACAGACCATGCTGCCCCCGCTCAGGAGTTATACTCAGCCTCTCCGATGTTTCGTAAAACATTAGAGTATGGTAAAAAACTCCAACCAGATAAAATGTTTATCTTATCCGCTAAACATCACCTAGTACCTTTAGATAAAGAGTTAGCACCATATGATCTAACTCTAAAGGATATGAAAGCAGATGAGAAAGCATCTTGGGGAGAAACAGTATTATCTCAAATGAGAGAAAAAGGACTTAACCCTGAGAAAGACAAATTCATCTTCTTAACTGGAAGTGAATATATGAAACCATTAACTAGTACTTTAAAAAATATAGAAACACCTCTTGCAAACAAGAAGTTTGGAGAGCGTTTAAAGTGGTTAAATGGTCAATTAGGAGAAGCTATCAAATACATTAAAAACCTTATCTATGAAGTTGTCCGCAAAAGATTTAAATGAGAATATTCATCTATTCCTAAACGATATAGATGATTATAGTGATGATGCACATTATAACCTAATGTGTGAAGCCACTTTAAACAAATTTACCCAACTACTTACTGAATCAAGTGACATTCATGGTATGCTTTTAGAAGCAGCTAAAAACGAGGTTAATGGTCAAGTATTTAAAGATTTCTTAGACTATATTGAGACATTAGGCTTGGCTTAATAAAATTTATTTCGTATCTTTAGATATAATTAATAAAAACAATAAGTTATGTACCACCGTCGCCCCCGCATTTATGAGACTAAAACCATTAAATCTAATGGTTGTCAAATCTATCTATTTAAAGAAAATGGACAAGACAGTTGGAAAATGCACAACTGGGATGGACCAGCTGTAGAACCTCTTGAGGGAACTGAAAAATCAAGAAAAGAATATTATTTGTACGGACAAAAATTGACCCTTGAACAGTGGGAAGAGGCTCGTAAGAACCGTGAAGGTTTGCCTTGGTATAAAAACCCATCTATGAAAGGGGCTACTCGTTTTTAATTTATGGGACATAAGAATCAACCAATACCTCGTAAGGGAGACATATACAAAAAAGCCTGGGGATATGAACTTTGGGTTGTCAATGATGATGAATACTGTGGTAAACTTCTAGTATTTGACAAAGACAAAAAATTCTCAATGCATTATCATTTGATTAAAAAAGAATCATGGTATGTGTCTGAAGGTGAATTTGAATATGGTTGGATTGATACTGAGACAGCAACTCATAATGTAGTTTGGCTCCAGCAAGGAGACATCATAGATTTGGAACGTGGTCAACCTCATCAATTGAAAGCATTAACTCAAGGTGCTACAATTTTTGAGGTGTCTACAAAACATTACGAAGAAGACAGTTATAGAGTATTACCAGGATCATCACAATTATGAGAATAGGACTTTGTTCT